AGCTTGTCAACTGCGCTCGCTCCTTTGGTCGCCTCGGCCGCGATGTCCCGCAACTTCTTGACAATGGTCCCATCGACCTTGTCTGTTACCTGAATGCCAACAACTTCGGTGGTCATAGCCGGCCCCTTAGGAGAACAACGTCTTGCGGGCTTCTTCGACCGCAACACGGAATGAGATCAGGGCGCGCGGAACGAAGCCACCAGCGAATTGCGAGGACGAGCCCTCGTCCAGGCGTTTGATGTAAGGGGTCAGGTTGTAAAGGAACAACGTCTGCCCGGGCTCCTTGACGGTCAACGCCGCCTCCGCCTCATTGATCGCCTGCTCCGCGCTGCTGCGACGGGTGGATCCCTTGATGCCGGGGTAGTAAGGCGGGATATTGACCGCAGGCGGGGCGTTGAGCGACACCTGCCAGTTGGACAGGGCTTCGGACGTGTCAACTGGCGTGACATAGACGAGCTCACGGACGGCAGCGCGGACGCCGGCGACGGCCAGGCGGGACGCGCTCGTCTCGACCAGGCCTGCCAGACGCTCCATACGGGCGGCGAGATGATTAAGATCCTTTGTCACCCTTGGTTGCCTTTGCCTTTGTGCGCTTTCCGTGCCATTCGAGAAACGCGCTGTCCATTGCCGCTATGTGTGTCCAGAGATCGTCCCGTTGCTCATGGTCCAGGTCGTAGTCCCTCGCATACTGGAAACATGACGCCCGCGTGATGCCCTGCCCCTTCGACCTGTCTCGTTCCGGATCGAGGTCGAACCATGCGTTAAGGAAGAGCGCGGACCCAAAGTGCAAGGCTGGTTTCTCAGCAATTCGCTTTGGCAGCGGTTCCTTGAACCTCTTGCATTCCCGCCGGATTCGGGCTTCGATCTCCGGCGGGTATTCATGCAAGTAGAGCAGGACAGCGATCAGTTTCCCGTCGTGACCTCCTTTTCCTTTTCACGGAAAGCGGCAGCCTTCTGGGCGCGCGCTTCCCAGTCGTTATAGAGCTCCGGAAGCTCCTCGAAGAGCGCGTGAGCGTTGTCCGGTGTGAACTCAAGCGGCTGCGTGTCCGCGGCGTCGCCGGTCAGCTCCGACTTCGGCAGGTTGTTCCAGCCGAGAAGAATGGTGTTGACAAACACCTCCCGCAGCATCTTGCGGGCCAGGTCGTTGTCCATGGCATCGTTGGCGATTGCCGACTGATGCGGCTTGGTCACACGGTTGAGCTCGGCCGTGTAGCGACGATTGGTCGGCCCCATGCGGGCCAGGCGGATCGTGATGGGCTGCCCGTTGTGCTCATTAACGGCCACTTCCATCTCAACGCCATCGGTCTCGGCCTGCTTGTCGGTCTTGAATGTTTTCCGGAGTGACATATTCTGATCCTCTTGTTAGTCGGGGGCGACTTTGCCAACCGCCCCCGACCTTAACGCCAAACGATCAGACGGGCACTGCCGATCAGCAGTCAACCTCGGCCATGGCGGCGTTCGGCAGATACGAGAACCAGCCCATCAGCGCAGTGTGGCCAAAGTTGCTTTCTGCCGCCATCGTCTCGACCGGGATGATGATTGCCGCGTCCTGCTCGATGTTGAGCCGGCCGCCACCGAGCCCGACAAGCGGGAGATCGATATACAGCCCGGCGTTGTTCTTGCAGTAGATGGCATCGAAGGTCACATCCGCGTTGCAGCGGACAGCGTGGATGGCTTCGACCGTGCTGAAATAGCAAGAAAACGATCCGTCAACGTCAAAGTTGCCGGTGATCGTATCGAAGCTCCCGAGCACGCCCTGAGCCTTCGCCGGGGTGACGTTGTTGTTAAATGTGAGGCTCCATTCCGTCACGCGGGCGAAGAGCGGGGTCGGATTCAACGTCGCCGCGTCCAGCACGCTCATCCGAAGGCGAAAGATATTGGACGCCGTGTTGAAAGCGTCTTCCCCGAGCGCCGGCAGGACCGTGTTGCTCGCCCGGGCGATCAGTGGGCCTTCGGTGCCTGTCCGCGTGTTGGCACGCTGGGCAATGTAGCCCATGTCCACATTGACAAGGCCCGAGAGGGGGCTTGTCCATGTGAGCTCGTTGGCAACCGCCCCGGTAAGGAACTCCGATTGCGTCCCAACGTCGTCACGGCCGATGGTCCGCTCCAGCGTGGAGCTGAACCGCTTGATGAGATCGGGGTCTTCCTCGTTCTTGATAACGTCGGAGAAGTAGACGGGGACGGACAACCCTGTCCCCGCCTGCGCCGTCACGGTCGCGGTCGCCTTGTCGAGGGTGAGGAATGACCCGTCAGCCGCGATCCCGTCGGGGGCAATTCGGGCATAGAACGCGCCGAAGGGGAAGAAGGAGAGGGCCGTATCCCCGCCGATGAAAACCCACATCCCCGGCACCAGGTCATAGTCGCGGAAGTCGCCTGCCGCGGTGTTGAGCTGGAACGTGCCGGCAACGTCAGTGATGGACAGGTCCGAAGCCGGGAACGTGTGACCAACGAGCTTGACCTTGGCCCCGGCAGGAGGGGTTTCCGCCGCCTCGGTCGCCGTCGTCTCGATCAGCGTTCCGGTGACGCCGGACACGACCTTCATGCCGTTGTTGCTGGCCACAGCGAAGCCGCTCGCCAGCAAGATCGCCCCCGCTGCGATGGAGCCGGGGACGGCCGTCGCAGAATTATATCCTGCCGCAACAGCATCGATCACCAGCTCCGGCGTCCGGCGCATATCGGCGAAGAAGAATTCCTCCATATCGCTCTGGAGGTTGTTCTGGGTGACGTCCTCGTTATACCCGCCGTCGGCGTTGAGATCGGTAACCGACCCCTTCTTCCGCTGCCGGGAGGGTGAGAACGGCCGACGAGCCGTCTTGACATATTCCCCGCCCAAGGCATCGAAGGAGTTTGGCTCCCGCGTCTGCCATGTGCCGGTTGCCGGAACCTCGCCGAGCACGGTCTCCCTGATCTTGTAGAAGCCAACGAGGTTGGAGTCCTGCTTTTGCACCGCCATGATTTTATCCCTTTGTCTGATTGAACTGGAAATCTACAATGACGTTCCAGCGATACCACGTCCCGTCCGCCTCCAGCTCATTGATCCGAGGGTTGCGGAACCAGACCCCGGACGCTGTTTCAGCCGCCATGAATATACATTGCACGAAGGCGGCCAGCAACTCCCCAGTCGCGTATGCTGTTGGGCTCTTCATCGGCGCGAAAAGCTGGACAACAAGAAAGCCATCGGTCACATATTCGGGCGGGGACATACCTGGACCGTCCGGCATGATATGTGCTCGCTGCCTGGTTGTGACGAGCTGGGTCGATGCCATCGCCCAGAATTTATCCGCGCCGGGCGTTGCTGCCTTCTCAACGCCTTGGTAGCGAATCTCAGGGACGGGGCTGACGATCGTGCCGGCTGCCCACTTGTCCGCGAGCAGCGCAAAAATCTCTTTACGGGCCTGCTGCGGCGTCGCGCTCATGATTGCACCAGCAGGTAGTAGAGGACCGGCGTTCCGTTGGGGGCGACGGCATCGATCTTCTTGACCGAATAGACGCGGCCGTCCGCCCGGGTGATCGTGTCAGTCAGCTCGGGGACAAAAGGGACGCCTCCTTGCATCAACCCCAGCTCGGCAGACTCGGGAACGTCGGTCCCCTTCATTGACTGGCGAAAAGCCATCGGCATCATGGCCACGTCCCGCGACGAGAAGAACACGATCTCACAAGGGACAGGGCTGGGCTCGCTGCCCTCGGTCGGGTAGCCCGGGTCGCCGCCCGCCACAGGCCGCGGCTTTTGCCACTGGCATTGTGCACCAAAGGCGCCAATAAGTGCCTTTGCAGCGCCAATATCCTGTGTGTAAACGTCCGCCACTACGCTCTCACCGTCTTGAGGCCGAAGGAGCCCGCATCACAAAGGTGGGGAGAAAGGTAGGCCATTGCGACAACCAGGCGGGGCTCAAGGCCAAGGCCGCCGGCAACTTCGTAGAACTCGCGCTCAAGCGGGCCGACCTTAACCTTGCTCAACTGTGGGTCGAGAGCGCCGGAAGGGGTCAGGACGATGCCGCCAAAACTGTCAACGGCAAGCTGAGCCTGCGCCTGCTTAATGTTGCGCGGAATCGTGTGGGCATAGTCTTCGGCGGTGTCGCCATCGACCAGGCCCATACGCGGAAACGGAAGTTCCTGGTCGATGGCGACAACGTCACCCCGAAAACAAAGGGTCCGGAAGTAGTCCATGGCCTTGATGGCGTGAAGTGTGGCGGCGGCATCGTCCGGGACGACCACACCGCGCGCTGCTGCGTATGCGATGATCTCGGCTTCCGTGACGAAGGATGTTGCCCCCGTGACGACCGTCCCATCTTCAACGATCAAGGCCATGCGTGTTACGCAGCGGGGGCCATGACGCCAAGCGCGACCAGCACGGCAGCAAGGTCGGCGGCCGTGGTGGAATACGTGGCGGGGGCCGCCCGTGCGGCTGCGAGGGCCGCGCTGGCGGCCGCATCTTCGAGCTGCTCGGGCTTCGTCTTGGGGATAACGTTCTTGATGGCCATGTTATTCCTCCGTATCGATTGCGCGCCGGGTGACGCGGGTGCCGTAATGGGTGGTCCCATCGATGATGTTGGCTGCGATGTTGCGCGCGAGCTTGCCCCGGATCATCGTGGCTTCGGTGTTGATCCGAAAAAGCGCAACCGCGGCATCCAGCTCGGCCTGCTCGGCGTCGTCAAGGATGCTTGTGGATTCTTCGTCAACGGCAGGGGCAGGGGCCGGCGTTGCGGCGGTCGTGACGGGCTGCGGAATCTCCGCGCTGTCCCCAGCCTTTGCCCAAGGCGAGGCGGGCGCAGGTGCGGGGGTCGGGGAGGGGGCAGGCGTCTCGGACTTTGGGTCCGGATTGTTCGGGGCCTTGGCCATCGGATGTCCTTTCTTGTTGGAAGAAAAACGGGGGCCGAAGCCCCCGTTCCCCTTGGGTTAACCGTTGGTGATGAGGAAAGCGAGCGGAATGTTCTTCCGGTCGATCACCCGATCCCAGTTGGCAGCCAAAGCAAGGTTGGCATCCGTCGGCGAGATGTTGTTGACAGTCTTGCCGGTCGGGCCGGTCACCGTGTTGCTGGTGAACTGATAGCCGAAGGGGTGGATCACCCACGTCTTGCGGGTCCAGAGGTTCTCGACACCGGCACCGTTGCCCTGCGCCGCTTCGCGCTCGACCTCGGTCGGAACGAGGGGGGTGCCTTCGCCGTAACCGAAGGCGGCTTCGCCGAAGAGCATCGAGACGTAACGAAACCCGCTGGTGGTGCCGGCGATGACGGGGGCACCGTCATCGACCACGATCCGACGACCGAGGTAGGTCGGAATGGTGAGCTGCCCCTGCGAGTCCGGGATATAGACAATGTCATCCCCTTCGATCATGCGCTGCATGACGACCGAGTGGACGACCATGGTCCGAATCCCGTCCCAGCGATCACCGAGGGTGAAAGTGGCCGAGATGAGGGCCGACCGCGAGAACAGGTTTGCGGCCGTGGCAGCGTCGCCGTCCTGGATCGAGATGTCATGGACCATGTCCGAGCTGTCCTGAGCGACGTTGGCGAGAAGAACGCCGATCGAGCTCGCCACCAGCCGGCGCTGCCAACGCTTCGTCCAATAGCTGTCCACACGGGCGCGGATGCGCCGCATGGCATTGCCGCCCATGGCGAGCTCTGCGGCAAGATCGGACTCCGACCAGCCTTGGTTCAGGAACGCCTTGCGGGCGATCTGCTCGCCCTGCTCGATGGTCTTCGGCACGGCAACATCGCCGGGGGCGTCGTTGGAGTAGTTGGGCTCATCGGCTGCGTTGAGATCACGCCAGAACGGGAGCTCGGCGGTCTTGCCTGGCGAGTTGGCCAGGTTGTCGAGCATCGCATTGCGCGCGATAACGCCGGACGCGAAGAAAGCGGTCTTCTCGGGGCTGTCCTCGGCCGGGAGGTCGTTGAAGATGGTCACATCGATGATGTTGGCAAGGCGAGACATGGTATTCTCCGTGTGCTGGGGTTTGTTGGGTGCGAGGGCGAGATAGGATTACTTGCCCTTCTGGTGCTCGGCGCGGAGCCGGTCATAGCGGGCAGGGTCTTCCTTGCGAAGCGCAATCAATTCCTCATCGGTATGATCGAGCCACTTCTTCTCGGCGGCACCGCCGCCCGAGCCGGGTCCGCCGGCACCGCCGCCAGAACCCTTACCGCTGATAATAATAGCGGCATATTTCGGGTTGGCAAGCAGTTCCTGCTTGAGCTCGTCAAGCGTCTTTGCCGACGGGGCACCGGCCTCGTCCAGCACGCGGGTGAAGTAGCGCCCATCCGCGCCCTTCTCGACCTTGAGACGCTTCTGGATCACGTCCTGAAACAGCTCTGGCACGGTGCTGATCTCAGCCGCCGTGGCCACCGCCGTGTTGGTCACGAGCAGACGCTCGATCTCACCGGTGAGGGACGAGGTCTCATTCTTGGCCGCATTGATGGCCGCATCCAGCTTCTGCTGCCATGAGGCTTCGATGGCCTGGACGTCCTTGCCCTTGTCGGCCTTGGCGGCGGTCAGGTCGTTGGTCAGGGTTTCGATCTGTGCGGTCGCTGCCGTCGCCGCGTCCTTGGCGGCCTTAGCGTCGTTCTCGGCTGCCACACGGAGGTTCTTCTCGTGCTCCTTGGCGTTCTTCAACGCGGTGACGTCTTCCACGTCCTTGCCATCGACCTGGAGGACGAACTTACCGTCCGCCCCCTGCTTGTAGAACGCCTTGACGGCCTCGTCCAGACCGTCCAGTGTTTCGAGGATACGCTTGAGCATGATAGTTCTCCCTTAAAGGCCAGCACGCCGGAAGGCGTTGGGTTTGAGCTTCCGCATCTCATCCAAGGTCAGGGGTTTGAAGTTCCGACCAAGGTTCAACTTCGCAAAGGTTGCGGCACTCATCCCACCCTTGCGAAACAATTCCGCTCTTGTCACCCCTAAAGCGTCATCTTGAAAGGCGGCGGGTTGTGTTTTAAGCCACTCGTAATATGTGGCCCCGCCGTCAACTGGTTCTACACCGCCCGCACCTGTCGCTGTCCGCTCATCCCGCCGCGTAAAGCGACCGGAAGCGTCGCGCCTCAAGTAGCGCCCAGCGATCTCCGCCGTGATGCTTGAGCGGCAGTTAACATGAGCAGGGGGCAGAGGCCCCTTGCCAAACTTAAACACCTGCTGGTCGAGTGACCGGCAGATTTGAGACGTCTTGTTGTCAAGGATGGATATCCAGCGGTAGCCCATCAACTTAACATTGTCCCCGACCTTGATCCCGGCGCGCTTGGCTGCGCGGCTCGTGATGGAGGAAACCGTCCCCTCCGCTGTCACCTTGATCCGCCCTGCCCCACGGAGCTTGAAGATCGTCTTGTCCATCGTCCGGGCGCGGGCGCTTGCGGAAACATGCTGGACAGCCGTGTTGATCGTTGCCGACGTATTGCGCCGGGCACTGCCAAACAAACCGTCCACGAAGCGCCCTTCGTTGGTGCCGCGGTAAGCGCGGATCACCTGCGCCCTTGTCCAGTCTTCTGCCGCGGCACGCCGCATAAGATCGGTTGATCGCCGCACCTCGTTTGCCGCCCAGCCGACGAGCCACACAGAAAGCAGCGCCCCGGTCGAGCCCATAGGCTGTTCCTGGACGAATGCCCACACGGGGGCTGCGTCGTCCTCGGTGACCGCTTCGATCTCAGGGACGAGGACTTCGTTGATGGATTCGAGCTCAAACTCCTGCTCGAATTGCGCGAGGGCGACGAACTCGCTCAGGAGGGAATCAATCCTTTCCTGATAGGCCCCCGCCTGCCCGTCGCGAAGCGCGTCCAGCAGGCGGCGACGTTGGACGGCGGTCAACACGCCCATCCGCTCAACGCCAAAGCGATTGAGCAGGGCGACCAGGTCACGATTGAGCTGGACGAAAAGCTGATCCGTCGCCTTGAGCAGCCCAGCCTTGAACCGCTCAAGATAAACTTGATGCCGTGTGGCAATGTCAACTAGTTCTTCACTGAGCATTGGCTGGGTCCGTCATGTCGCCGGTGGCGTCGGCTTCGAGCGCCAACGCCTCCTCTCGGGCCGATGCGATGGACTCCTTGGCTACTTCGTCGTCCTCATAGGCGACGCCGGCCCTCTTGAGGTTCCAACGCATCTCATCCCAAGTGATCGCTCCCTTGAGCCAGGAGGCGACGATGTCCGCCCGTTCGGCCGGCCCAAGCGAGGCGGCGGCGAAGTCGGTAGACAGCTCGTAGTCGATGATCTCAAGATCTGTGACCACTGCGCCGTCAACAAACTGCCACGCCCAGCGCAAGCACTTGCGGTAGGCGTCGGACACGTTGCGAGCGGCCGTTCCGAGAACGCTGTTATCCATCACGCTGTCAATCGCCGCCTCGGTGGCTGTCTGTTGTGTTCCCGTGTTCTCAACGAGCTTGGCACCGAGGGCGACCATCTGAGCCTCCTTGTGCTCCATCGCTTCCTTGCAAACCTGGTTTGGCGCAACCTGCAAAAGCGTGGCGTCTCCGCCGACCGGCAGGGCGATTGCCCCGCGTGAGCCGAAGCGGATCCTGCCCTTCAAAACCTCGTCTACCCACTGCTTCGTAAGCCCGGTCAAGACTGGGGTCGCCTGGCCGCAGATAAAGGACGATTCTTCATAGTCCGCAGAGTTGCAAAAGTGCGCCTTGTTGAGCTCGGCCAGGTCGAGCAGGGGCGGACGATCAACTGCCCCCGTGTTTTCCTCAGCCCCGACGAAGGTAAACGGGATCTCCCGGAAGGGTGCGCCATTGCCGTCGGTCGGCATGTAGGTTTCGCTCGGCTGGCCCCCGTTCCCGTCTGGCCACAATTCCACCTGATAAACGAGACCGCCGACGCCCGGCACTAGCCGGAGGACGCGGTATCGGATATCGAAGTCCTCGGCAAAGCCATCATCATCGACAACGACCTGCTCCTTGAGCACAACAAGGCTCAGATAAACGCGACTGCCGACGGTGACGGTGCGCCAGTTGATGACCTGCTCCGGCTCGTAGCGCGTGATGGTCGGGCGGATGTTGCCCTGCTGGGCCTGGAGCACAGTCACCGGCCCCGCGGTGCGCGGGTAATCGGTGAGCAGCCCGGCGCGCCCCAGCGACACGGTCGAGGACAACGTCTTGGCCGCCTGCTGGTTGATGCTCATGCCCGAGCCGTCAACATCGACCAGGAGGGGCTCAAGCAGGGTCGGAACCTGAACCGCGGGGTCGGTCTGAAACACAAGACCCACCAGGCCGCGCAATGTCCGCCCCGTCACACCGTAGAACACGGCGCGGCCGAGGTAGCTCTCGTAGCGGTCCTCTCGGGCCTTCTCGTCCGGCTCGTTGGGATCAGGGTCGGGCAGATAACGTGTGCGCTTCTTCTTCATCGCGCGCTGCCCAGCAACACAGTCGCGGATCAGCTCGTAGTCGGGGATGCGCTCGCTCAACGCAAGAAGAACAGTATCAACGGCCATGATGCCCCCTCAGCTCACAAAAGTGGTCGGGATATCGGCGAGGAACCGCCCGCCGCCCGACAAGACGCGGTAGCGCGTGTCGTCCCAGATGTGATCCTCTGCGCTCGTGTCAACGTCGTCCATGTTGTCCTCGTCTCTCGGCAGCGTCGGAATATACTTGACAAACTGGCGGCAATTCGCCGTAACGTATAGGCCCGGGCCAACCCCGTCAACTGCCGCTTCGAGTCTGTCGCGCGCAACTTGAAGACCGATCTTCCGCGATCCCGGGGCCTTGTCCGAAGGCTCCCAGTCGATGCCCTCGTCCGCCATCTTTTTAGCTATCGTATCGGTGTCCCGCTCGTTCACGTTGTTGATCTGATTATCCGCGGGACCGGGCGACGGCCGCCGCGCCACCCAACCCTCGGCAACCAGCGCCGCTTCCCGCTCGATGATGCCCTTGGCGACCTTGGTGGCGGACATCTTCAGACCCTCGTTTGGGTGCCCTGTTGAGCCATACCACTCGGCTATGCGGATCAGCGTGCCGGCAGGAGGGCAGAAGGTCGTGCCGTCCGGCATGATCGCCTCCTCCCCGTTCGCCTCGGCCCACCAGCCCACACTGAACGGGTGAGTGGAGCCCCAGTCAAAAGAGCGATCAACCCGCCAGCTATGCGGAACTTTGAAGCGGGGCAGGATGTGGACACCGGCGTTCCAGACATCATCGAAGGCCCCGCCGGCCACAATATCCCAGTCTCCCCACAACCAGGCCTTCCGCTTGTTCTCGTCGCGGATCGATTCCAGCTCCGCGACGTATTCCGGGGCCAAGTAGATATTTTCCTTGTAACTGCCGAAGATGCGGACATGATACTTGACCAGGTCAACCCGCATCTGTGTCCGGGGATTAAAGACGTTGTAGTCCTTGCGTATCAGCTGCCCGGGCTCGGCGGCATCGATGAACCGTTCCTTCACCCAGTTGTGGCCGGGGCCGTATGGGTTGGTCGTCGCAAAGCACACGAGAGGAATCTCTGGCAGGTATTCGATCTGCGACGAGCTAGGGTCAATGATCGGATGATCCTGCGGACGAAAGGACGAGCGATTGCAGGAGAACATCGCGTCAAAGAGTGTCGGCATGGCATACTTGCACAGCTCGTTCCATCCGATGAAAGGGAACTCCTGACCGTGATAATTCCAATAGTCAGCGTCCCTCTTTACCTGCCGAAACAGAAGCTCTTCCCCAGTTTCCCACACCCACTTGAGGTCCGAGGTTGAGGACAGGAACTTGGGCTTGGGGCCATCGAGCTGCGGAAACCAGCGGAGCGACTTCGATATAAGGTCGTCCAGGTTCTTATACTCGCGGTCGAAGATCACGCCGCGCCAAAAGCGCCCGTAACCGCGGCCAACGTGCTTCCGGAAGGCCATCAACTGGGCGTCGGTCTTGCCTGGCCCGCGTGTGCCTTCGTAAAGGATCACATGGGCGGGGCATGCAAGGGCGAGGGCCTGCGATCCATGTAAAGGGGTCCACCCGACGTTCTCAAGCACGGACGTCCGCTTTCAGCTTCGCCTGCTGCCCCATTGCGTTCCGCTCCCAGTCTTCCACACTGGGCGAGTAGGGGATGAGCAGAACGCCGCCCCGCACCCCTTGCGCCTTGGCAGGGTCGTCCGGGGGCAGGTGCATTCCCATGAGCTTGGCCAGCTGCCCCCATGCGGCGACCCGGGCGGACGCGCTTGCGCCCGGCCCGTGGTAGCATGCTTCTTCGAGCAGCCCGTAAAGGATGCGCTCCCGGGAGACGATCTTGTCAGATTCGATCCGGTGGATATAATCCCGCATTGCCTGCTGGACATACGGATCGCGCTCGTATCGCTGAGCCTTCTTGTAGAGGGCTTGGGTCGAGGCGTCGGGCTTGGCCCAACCTAGGCGGAGCAGCGCCTTGACAGGGTTAAAGTCGATGATAAGCTCTTTGGCAAAGGCCTGCGCTTGCAGGCGATCAACCCGGAGCCCCTCGCCGCGCGCTGTTGCGGACGTCCGATGGGCCTGGATTATCTCGGGGGCGACGTTGGG